TTAGATATCGAACTAACTTCGGGCAGTGTATACGCGCATTATGAAGAAGCTGTTCTGGAATACTCATACATTGTTAATGTTCACCAATCCAAGAACATCATTGGATCTTCTCTTGGGGCATCAACGGGTTCTTTCAACAGCTTGGGTCGCAGAACAGATGACGGCATAAAGAACATTGAACTAACTTACCCCAAGTTTAAGTTTGAGACCGCATTTAGAATCGCAGATGCCTTTTCTACCGAAGCCACTGTGGGAGGCTCCACTGCAATATACTCTGCTTCTTTTGACACTGTGACCAATAAGCAAGATTATGATCTACAAAGCATCGTCGAGACGCTAGACGCAGAAGGAGGCTACGCATTCTCTGGAAAAGTGGGAGAAAAACGCATTTTAATACGTCAGGTATACTACGTGACCCCTCGACAGATGTGGCGATTTTACGGCTATTATGGCGGAATAAACGTGGTTGGCGATTTTCATACATATGGCCAATATGCTGACGATTCAACGTTTCAGGTGATTCCGGCATGGCATAATAAACTTCAAGCCATCTCGTATGAAGACCATCTCTATACAAGAACAAGTCATTATTCGTATGAGGTCATTGATAACAAATTGAGAATCTATCCTTCTCCAACGGGCATATCTCCAGAGAAATTCTGGTTTAGATTTTCAGTTGCGAGTTCAGATCCTTGGGTGGATGACAAAGACCAAGGCCAACACGGCGTAAATAACATGAATACGCTGCCATTTGAGAACATAGCCTTCGAAAGTATTAACTCAATTGGGCAACAATGGATCAGAAGATTCGCTTTAGCCCTCTCAAAGGAGACATTGGGACAAGTTAGAGGGAAATTCGGCGGTGCAATACCAATACCGGGTGACAATATCACCCTTAATGCGTCTGATTTGCTATCTCAAGCACAATCCGAGCAAGAAAAGCTGCGAGAAGAGTTAAAAGCACAATTGGACGAGATGACTTATCCAAAATTAGTCGCACAAGACAACGAGATGACGGAAAACGCAAAGAATATTCTAGCCGATGTTCCGTTGAAGATTTTTGTAGGATAGAAAAATGTCAGATAACAAATGGAAAAAGCCAGATCAGCCTCCACCGCCTCTTTTTCTTGGTGAAAAGGAAAGAGATCTTGTCAAGCAAGTAAATGATGAGATTATCGAGAGAGTCGTCGGACAGCAGATTCTTTATTTTGCTATCGACATTGATTATACCAATTTTCACCCTCTATATGGTGAAGCTATCGAAAAAACCTTTTTACCTCCAATCAGAGTGCATGCACTTGTTGAATATCAAGGGGTAGAGAGCACTTACGCACCAAATATGGGCGTTGACAAACTAACCAAACTAAATGTTAAATTTCACAAGAGAAGATTAACAGAAGATCAAGACCTTTTTGTCCGAGAGGGCGACTTTGTAAGGTATGGTGATATCTTCTATGAAATTGTAAAGCTTATGGAGCCAAAATTACTTTTCGGACAACCCGAACACAGGTTTGAGATACAAGCAGATTGCATAAGAGCAAGGGACGGATTATTTAATGCCAACTAATTCATTAGAACTATTGAAACCATCAACAATTGAGAACATTGACACGGGTTTTTACAACTGGGTAAAAGATGACGTGAATATTTCTTTAACTACCAACAATGGATACAGGAAAGTGCCCGTTGTATGGCTTGGTGCGGAGAGGGCTTTTCAAATAAAGAACAACCAGTTGCTGCGCGACAGTGCTGGTAAGCTTATCATGCCACTGATGACTGTGCATAGAGACTCTGTTGCCAAAGACCCTAATTTCAAAGGAACATTCCAAGCACACATAGCAGAGTTTTCAGATGAGAAGGGTGGTGTGGTTATCGCACATCAAGAAGTAAACCAAGAAAAAACTAGAAACTTTGAGAACGCTAGAAAGGCTCGGATCTTAAAAGATCCTAGTGGGACTGCTACCAATAGAGAAGGCTTCAAAACAAGAAAGCTAACGGTTTATAACAATTACACCACACCTTTGCCGTCATACATAACCGTTATGTATACGATAACAGTCAGATCAGAATACCAGCAACAGATGAATGATTTAATAACACCCTTTATAATCAAAACAGGACAAATAAATGGTTTTGTATTTAAGAATCAAGGCTGGTCATACGAAGGGTTTATCCAGCAAGATTTCGCAGAAACTAAAAATCTAGACAATATGGCAGAAGAAGAGCGGATGTTTGAGACAAAAATTCAAGTAAAAGTGTTAGGATATTTGATTGGAGATCCCAACAATAGAGACAAACCAATTGTTTCAAAAAGAGAAACACTAGTTAAGGTTGAAATAGGGTCGGAACAGTCCATTATCGGAGACCCTTTTGTTAAAAGATAGAAACAAAATGCTTTTTTTATTAAAATGCGTTTACAAATGCAAAGCACTATTTAGTTTAGATAAAATTATAAGGAGAATATTATAAATGGCTATTTCAGATTTCGACTTTAGATCACCCGGCACTCAATTTCGTGAGGTTGATGAATCTACGACCCCCGAAGCCACTGGAGATCCCGGCATCACAATTATCGGAACTGCCCCTGCTGGACCCGGAATGATCCCAACTAGAATTACTTCGATTGAGCAGCTTGATAAGGTATTTGGCGAACCAAACGATGGACAACAAGCCTCAGCGGATTCAGATGTATATAGAGATGGGAACTCGCAGTTACCAAACTATGGTCTGTATGCTGCTAGAGCATGGTTGGCACAAGGCACAGGTGGCCCACCAGTTAATTTCGTAAGATTGTTGGGACAAGACGCTAGCAATCAAGGAACTGACTATGTTAAAGCGGGTTGGAACAACGGGGGAGCAAACTTATCGACATCTGTTAATATGAACAACGGCGCCTATGGTCTGTTTATAATGCCCTCTGGGTCACATAATGCGGCAACAGTCGGCACTAACGTTCCAACTGGATCTCTCGCTGCTGTTATTTACACTACCGCATCTGCTGTTACTATTAATGGTATTGCAGTAGACACAGCAGCGCAAACATCCTCTGCTGGTCAATTTATTCATTCTGTTGAGAATGCAACATCGACTACTTTTAAATTAGAGTTTTGGAGTGATAACGGCACTGCGATTGAGACCAAGACAATTAATTTAACTCCAAATACTGATGGTTATATTAGAGATGTCTTAAACACTAACCCTCAAAAAGTTAATAGTATTAATTATGCAACTACCGAAAAGTATTTCCTTGGAGAAACATATGAGGAATCTGTAAGAAGACACATGGACGGCCATAGTAAAGGATACGGTATCATCCTTCCTTTGGAGTTGGCGAGTAGCGATGCAACTAACAACTTGATGAATCACTTGGGAGAAGCAGTCGCGCCAAAAACTGGCTGGATCATTAACAGAGATCCAAATCCAACTGTAAATCCTGAAGATTACGATGTAAGTAATATGTCGAAACTTTTCAAGATTCACTCTCTTCATGAAGGCGAGTGGATGCACGGATATCATATTAAAATTGCTGACTTGGTATTTGGAACCACTGTTAATCCTAATTGCTCTTTCACCATTCAAGTGCAACGTGGAAACACCACTGTTGAAAAATTTGCAAACTTAAATCTAGACCCAACTAGTGAAAACTATGTTGCACGAAGAATCGGAACTTCTTTCCAGACTTGGGATTCTACCTACAAAGTCTTTGATGACGAAGGAAGATACAGATCTAGATCTGCATATATTCGAATTGAAGAGTCCGAAGGGCTAAAGAATGGTTCTATTACAGATAGCTATAGAATCCCATGGGGTTTTTATGGACCAGCAAAACCCAAGCCGTTTACAATTACTTACGGCTCTTCTGGTGCCAATGCTGTAACTGACTATGATCAGAATACCGGTGGAACCAAATCAACACAAAACATTACATACTCTGATACGATGAGTGCTGGTGATGATTTAATTTTTACTCACCCAGAATTAGGCAATTTTACGATCAGCTTTATTGCGGGCTCCGGTGCTGACCCAACAAGCTTTACAAACCAAGCAGCATCGATTACCGTTGGCGACACGAATCATAGAGAATTGATAGCTGCCTCTGTGGCTGCTTTGTTGAACTCAATTGAAGATTACAATGCTTCGGCTGCTGCTGAAGTTGTTACCGTCACCGCTGATGTGGCTGGTCCTTTTTTCAACGTTGCTCTATCTGAAACCACTGATAGTAATAACAGACAAGCTTTTGGCACATTGACCGCCGGTGTTGATGGCGACAATGTAACAAATGTCTTTGTAAAGGGTGGGAATACAATGCCACAATCTGCAAATGCTGTTGATACAGATAGATTTGCACGTATGCCTCAATACTTAACTGCTTCGTTTGATTTCCCAAGATTGAAACTAACAGAACAAAACACAAAAGAAAGCGCAAACTATACACAGAATGATGACTTTGGCGTAAGGCATGCTTTTGCTACCGATTCAGAGGTAAACGATGCAGGTGTTATGAAGAGAAAAGATTATTTAGATCTTGTTAGAAAGCAAGTGTATGATGTTCATGCCGATGCTGGAGACAATCTAGAATACTCATTTATATTCTCTCTTGATGATGTTGTTTCAGATGCTGGTGAACCTGATTCCCCTGATATCGCTCGCTGGTATTGGCAATCGGGCTCTCATTCAACTCCTTTCGAGGTTGCAAGTCTGGGGTATATTGCGTATACTGCCCAATCTGGTTCAAAGAAACTGACCAAAAACGGCCCCACTTCCTTCAATGTTCCATTGTTCGGAGGTTCAGACGGTCTAGATATCACTTTAGTTGATCCATTCTCAAATTCAAATGTTTTGAACGGCAAAGCAATTAATACACATTATGCTTATCATTCAGTTGATAAAGCTCTAGACATGATCAAAGATCCCGAAAAGTTGAGATCATCAATTATTTCTTATCCGGGCCTAACCAATAGCAAGTTGATTAAAAAAGTTGTTAATGTTGCGGAAGATAGAGGAGACTGTCTGGCGATTATCGATTACGATGACGGCTATAGAGAGACTTACGAAAATAGCGGAACAAGAATAAGAAGTAGCGTTAATACGGTTATTGATAATTCTGAAACTCTTTTGATCGATAGTAGTAAAGCGGCAGCATATTATCCAAGAGTTGAGATTTCAAGTGATGGGTTCGCATTTACCGCACCAGCGTCCGTTGGTGCAATCGGCGCACTTGCATTCAGTGATGCCAATTCGGCTGGTCCTTGGTTTGCGCCTGCTGGATTTAACCGAGGTGGGCTGTCTATTCTCGGCGGTAGAGACTCTGGATTAGCAGTTCTTAGCACTGATAAGAACCTTACAAAGAAAAACAGAGATGATCTCTATTTAGAGCACATCAACCCAATCGCTCGTTTCCCTGCTGCTAATAACAATGTTGTGATCTTTGGTCAAAAAACATTATTGAAGTCAAAGCCAACCTCAGCATTGTCTAGAGTTAACGTGCGAAGATTGATGATTTTCTTGAGGCAACGAATTGGCGATATCGCTGATACTGTTCTATTTGAACAAAACGTTGCATCAACATTCAACAATTTTGCTTTAAGATGCGAAGCAGTCTTGAATGATGTAAAATCAAACTTTGGTATTACTGAATACAAGATAGTCAGAGTTACCCAGACGCTAGAAGGAGGCGTAGCAGTTGACTTGGCAGATAGAAACATCATGTATGTTAGAATATTTATCAAGCCAGCTAGATCAATTGAGTTCATAGCAATTGATTTTGTTGTTAGCAGATCTAATGCGGAATTCTAATTAAACACTATTTAATATAGAAGCACACAGCATCAGTATAATATTATTAGGAGATAAAAAAACATGACATTTTGGAGTTCAAACGCCTTAGAGCCAAAGAGGAATTATAGGTTTCTTGTAACAATCGGCACCGATTCAACCACCATGCAAGGGAATCAATGGTGGGCAAAAACTGTTGAGACCCCGTCATTTGACGTCACAGAGGTCGAGCATAATTTCTATGATAATAAGTATTATTATCCGGGACGTGCGGTTTGGAATGAAATTGCTATGACAATTGTTGATCCTAAAAGTGTTAATATGGTTTGGAATTTAAATAGCGTTTTGAGTAGTGCAAACTATAAAGTAAAACAACTCTCTGATATTGCCAAGCCAATATCCATTTCAAAATTATCAGCTAATACGGCACTTGGCGCTGTTACTATTTATATTTACGATGCTGATGGTGTTTGCATTGAGCGATGGTCACTTAAAAATGCATTTCTCAAGAGTGCCAAGTTTGGTTCTTTAGATTATAGTAATGACGAATTAAGACAAGTTGATCTTACTATAAGATATGACTGGGCAACTGTCGCCAAAACTGCTGCTGGAGAAGATGAACTTCACACATTAGCCGCAGCAACTGAGCCGGAGAACCCCAGCACAAACGGCGACGGACTGCCAGAACAACAAGTGAATGCATAAGAGGTTTAAATGACAGCCAACGGCGGAGAATCAACCGGAGAAAGCGCAGGGCCATTTTGGTCCTCGGCGAAACTTGATCCTGTTAGAAAATATAGATTTACTTTTACTTTTGATGGATTCACAAACGGCTCCAAAGGCGTGTGGTGGTGGGCAAAAAACGTATCAAAACCATCATATGAAATCAACAGTAACGAGTATCAACTTATAAATCACAAGTTCAAATATCCGGGGTTGCTAACGTGGCAAGACGTAACAATTACAATTGTTGATGTTGGGTCTAAGGCCTTGCAATTGATTAAATCATTAGAGGATGTTGGATACAAGCCGCCAACATCCAAGTCAAAGGGAATTGAAAAGAAGAAAAGAGCATGTTTAATTCAGCAATATGACGCTGAAGGTAAAGAGCTTGAAAAATGGACTTTACAAAACGCTTTTATAAAGTCTATAAATTTTGGTGATTTGGATTATTCAGTAGATGACTTTGTTGAAATTCAAATAACAATTATGTATGATTGGGCGGAATTAGGATCATCGTCTGCGGTGGCAAGCGGCGATGTTAGCACGGGTGAGGATACCAAAACCTCCAATTCCGCCACAGCAGTAGATACAAAAACAATGGCTTAACAAGAGGTGAAAATTGAGTAGAAATAGTAGTAGACTTGGTGCAGAACAACCACAAACAACAGATGTTCCACCAACAGAGAAAGTGCTTGATCCTTTGCACTTTGTAGCTCCAACAGAGTTTGTAGAGTTACCATCAAAAGGATTAGCTTATCCAGAGGGGCATCCCCTCCATAATAAGGAAACTGTTGAAATAAGATATATGACAGCTAAAGACGAAGATATTTTGTCTTCAAGAGCTTTGTTAAAAAAAGGCATCGCTTTGGAAAGATTTATGCAGAACATTCTTGTTGATAAATCAATCAATCCAGAGGAGTTGTTAACAGGTGACAGAAACGCAATTATTATTGCGGCAAGAGTATCTGGTTATGGTGCTAATTATGATACTATGGTGACATGCCCGGCATGCACTAGCAAAAACACTTTTTCTTTTGATTTAAATCAAACAAAAGTTCATGAGCCAACCTTCTTGGATGAGCTTAATATCGAATCAACAGGTATGGGCACGTTTTTAACAACAATGCCACATACCAAGTTTAAAGTAGAATTTAAGCTATTAAGAGGAGAAGATGAAAACCAACTTGCCTCATTGCTTGAAGAAAAAAGAAAAAGAAAAATTATGGAAAGTGCTTTAACCGATCAATACCGAAGAATGATTATTGCGATTGAAGGGCACAGGGATGGCGCTTTGATCAATAGGTATATTATGAATATGCCAACGCTTGACTCAAGGCACCTTAGAACGTGCTATAAGATGGTCTCCCCGGATATTAAGATTAAAAATAACTTTGTATGTTCCGAGTGTGGCCATGCAGAGGAGGTAAGTGTTCCGTTTGGAACGGACTTTTTTTGGCCTGACAAATAAATATCAGGAAGCGATGTATGAGCAGTTTTTCTTGCTCAAGCATTTCGGTGGATGGTCTCTTATGGAACTATATAATCTACCGGTGGGGCTTCGACTTTGGTTTCTTAAAAGACTTGAAAAACAATTTGAGCAAGAAAAGAAAGAAGCAGAAAAAGCAAACAGAAGAAGTAGATAATGCCCTTTTAGGGCATTTTTTTATTTGAACTATTTATCTTTGAACGAGGGTTTTATAATGAAGAATAAGCAATTGCTAAAAGAATCTTGGCTTAAGGCATGGGGAGAGTGGAATAAGACACTCTTGAGATACATGTATGGCGATGATGTCAAGATGATGGCAAAACTAAAAGATCCGTCTTTGGGTGATCTTATGAGAGAAGAAGACGAGGGCGATGAACCAAAGCTTAAGTTTTCTATTTCAGGAAAAAAGAGAGATGTTAAGGCTTATGCCGATGCCATTATGGCAGAGAAGAACTACCTTGATGCTTATATGCAATATGGTAAAGAACATCCTCAAACCGTTAAAACACGGGAGTTGCTTGACCAAGCAGTAAAAGAGTTTGAAGGAAATACAGGAATTATGTGGCCCTTCAAAGATGAGGATTAGTAAATGGCTAATTTTAAAGATATTAATGAGGCTAATAAAAAGATTGATGAATTAGAAGCAGAAATTAGTGGTAAGAGAAAGCAACTGGACAAAGAAACGCTTGAACAAAGGATGGAGTACCACAAACTTCAAAAAAACATTTTAGCTGCCCAAGGTCGAGAGATAGAAGCTTTAAAGCAGATTGGCGAGGCCTATGAAGATTATTTAAAAAAGAATATTGATGGCTTTGTTGATCTTAAGAGTGCCACAGCCGAGCAGAAAGAGGAAATTAAGAAGAAAACCGAAACATTTCAGAAAATGATGGACCTTGAGGGACAAAGCATTGAAGAAATAATGGATAAACTCAAAGAAATGGATAGAGTTTTTGATGAAGGAACAAAGGCTGCTGATGACTTTGGTGGCTCATTGGCAAGAAAGCTTGGAATGGCTTCTCATCATTCGGAGACTTTTATTGGAAAAATGCAAAAGCTTAACGCCACGCTTTCCGACCCAAAATCAAGGCAAGCTTTTGCTCAAAGAATATCAGAAATATTTACATTTACCAATATGGCCGCTAGTCTATTATCAAAGATAACAGAGGCAACATTAGCTTTTGCATTTGGTGTTGATGAGGCCGTTGCCAAGTTTGTTAGCGCCACAGGACAAACCAGACAATTTACCAGCGAGATCAGAAATGCTGGTGGCGAAATGATGCAGTTTGGCATAACGGCAGGGGATGCAGGAAAATCTCTGGCTACATTGTTTGCTAAATTTCCGGGCACAATTGATTTAACCTCTAGTCAAAGAAACGAGCTTATAAAGGCCTCGACGGCTCTTGAGAGGTTCGGTGTTAGCGCTGAAACCTCGGCAACGTTAATGGGGTCTCTAACAAAAACCTTTAAAGTATCAACCAAAGAGGCTGCCAAAATGGTTAAGGATCTTGCGTTTGCTGGACAAGCAATCGGAAAACCGATAAGTGCAATGGTTGCTGGCTTTCAAGAAGCAAATAAGTATCTTGCGACATATGGCAAAAGCTCTGTTGATGTTTACAAGAAAATTGCCTCTTCTGCGATGGCTGCCGGCGTTGAGGTGTCTGATCTGTTGGCTCTTTCAAAGAAGTTTGATACATTTTCATCATCAGCAGAAACTGCTGCTAGAATGAATGCTGTTTTCGGAACCAATATGTCTGCCTTGAATCTTGTAACAATGGACGTTCAAGATCGAATGCCATATCTTGTTGAGCAGTTTAAAGCGACAGGTCAAGAATTTGATCAAATGAGCCGATACGCACAATTATCCGCCGCCCAAATTTTGGGATTTGGCGATGATGTCGAGAAAGCTCGTAAAATCCTCACAATGTCAACCACGCAATTTGCAGAATACAACGAAAAACAAAAGGAAGCAGCAGAACAACAAAAAGAATACGATCAGATTCTAAAAGATTCAATGCCCGCCTTATTAAAACTAAAAATGGCTCTTATGAAGCTTGCAACAGTTTTAGCTCCATTTACGGAAACTTTCAATGCTTTTGCTCAAGGTGTTCTGGACACAGCTATCTATATACGAGAAAACCTTTATCCAATGTTAATTTTGGCCGGCATAGGGTTGGTTGCCATGGTGGCTTTCCTTGCAATGGGAGCAAAAGCGCTAATGGCAAAAGCGGGAGCAGCAGCACTTGCGACATTGAATATCGGGGCTCTTGCGACATCAATAGGGGGACTGTCAACGGCATTAGGTGCCTTAAAGGGTGTCTCAATTGGAGCGGGAGCTTCAGTGACAGTCGTTGGTAATGCCGCCGCAACCGCTGGAACACGAATGGTGCCGCTTATCACAGCTTTAGGGGCTTTGTTTGCTGGTGTTGGCTTGGCCGCTGGTGGTTTGGCTGCATTGGCATTGGCGTTTAAAGAAGCGGGTGTACAAGGGCTTTTCGTAATACCAACTATTCTTGCTCTCGGAGCAGCTTTATATTTTGTTTTGCAAATGCTTTCTAAAACGCCCCCACAAGCTGTTTTAGGTGCAGGCGTTATTCTCGCAGTTGGGGCAGCGTTTGCATTAGCCGCCTTGGGTGTGGCTGCCGCTGTTACAGCATTCGGATACTTAATTGGTCAGTTTCAAACCCTAAATGATATTGGCGCAAGCACTGTTGCCGTGTTTTTTGGCTTGGCTGCTGGTGTCATTCTCATGGCCAAGGCTTTTACGCTATTGGGTAATCCTCTGGCAATTGTGGCTATACTTTCATTCACTCTATTATTAAGTAAAATGGCTGATGTCGCTGATAGGGTTGCGGAAGTTACAGGTAATTTAGCAGCAATAGCAACAGGCAATGTAACAGCAGCATTTACGGCGATTGCTGCGGCCATGGATGAACTTGATCAGAAAATATCTGGGAATGTTCAATTAAGAGCTACGATTGAAGATCTCGCATTGATCTCAACAGGGCAAAGCTCTAATACGATTTCAAAAGGTGTCGATACAACATCGGCAATACAAAATGCTTTTAAAGGTCTTGAGAAGGTGTTCAGTCCAAAGATAAACTTGACAGTTGAATTGGACGGAAAAGAGCTAGAGGCCAAGATAAAAAAGACAACAAGCAAAACATAAGGAGATAGAATAAATGGGATTTGGTATAGGATATGGAGCAGAGGAATACGCTAAAATAAGCGGAGCAACTTTAGTTATAAAGAGTGAAGTTGCAAATAAATCCGTTGACTTTCCGGCGTTTTTAACTGACTTTACTCAAACTTTTGCATCCGAGTGGGCCACAGAGCAAGTGTATGGAAGAAACGACCCAATTGCCACGTTTCAAGGCACAAAAAGGACGATTTCTCTGGCTTGGGACATACCATCGGCTACATTAGCCGATGCAAAGAAAAACCTCGAAAAATGCGGCGATTTGGCCTCTTTTCTGTATCCCGGTTATATGAGCACGGCCCCCCTCCCAAAGAAGAAAGGAAAGGGCGGCTCTAAAGGAGCAAAAAAAGCAGACAAAAAAGATATGCCAAAGAAGAAAACCAAGCATAATCCAAGACACGCTAGTATATTGTCAAAATCGCCTCTTGTAAGAGTTACATTTGCCAACCTAATAGCAACCGAATCTGTTGCCAAAAAAGGTAGCACAAAGAAAACAAATGCACAAAAAAAACAAGCTGCGGCGCAACAAGAAAATAAAAACACAACAACTCAAAAAGAAAAGGGTGAAAAATCAACCAAAAACAAAAAGAATGCCCTCTCGACCAAGGGCCTTTTGGGATGGATAGACTCTTTAACTTGGAAACCGGTATTGGATATGGGAATGTTTAGCGATGGAAATAAGTTTTATCCAAAAGTTATTTCTTTAAATTTCAACTTAAATGTTCTGCATGAACATTTCCTTGGCTGGGGTAATAGCGGCTGGATGGGTGCGAAGTTCCCATTTAAACTTTAATAGGAGATTGAATATGTCAAGATACTTTGATCAAGACACCACAACGAATGAACATATAATGTATAGAAAAAAGCTCAAAAGAAGAGGAGT